GAAGCTGATCGTCGCCGCGCTCCGCGCCGGTAACACGCGCACCGCCTCGGCCCGACTATCCGGCATCGACTACGCCACGCTGAAACGCTGGTGCCGCCTTTCCGCGCCATTCTGCGCCGCGCTAGAAAAGGCCGAGGCCGAGGCCGAGCAGAAGTACGTCCGCAACATCACCGGAGCGGCTTCGGCCGGGCAATGGCAGGCTGCCGCCTGGTGGTTGGAGCGTCGCCGCTCGGGCGCCTGGCGCAAGCCCGCTGACCGCCTCGAACTCACCGACATCCGCAAGGCTGCCGAGGATACTGCGGCCGAGATTGGCAAGCCCGAACTCGCTGACCTGATCGAGCGCGACATGCTGATTAGCATCGAGGCGGCGCGTTGAGCGCGCAACTCGCCATCGCGAAGACGCGGGCGAAGTATCGCCACCTGTACCCCGTCCTGCCATCTCCGTCTCGCCTCACCCCCTACGCCTGGGCGATGGCGCGCGGCACGCTCCAGACCGCCGAGGGAGTCACCCACTACTATCGCGACGTGGCCCGCCCCTATCAGGACTCCCTCCTCCGCGACGCCGCCCGCCGCGTCATCGTCGCCAAGTCGCGGCAGATTGGCATCAGCCAGGTTGCCGCGTTCATCGTCGCGACCGAGATGCTGAACGGCGGGACCGCCCTCATCATCTCCCGCGACCAGGGCGCAGCAGCCGAGTTCCTCGGCTACGTCCGCACCGCGCTCCTCGGCGACCCGCACGCGCCCGCCATCGCCACCGATAACGCCTACGCGCTCGAACTGACCCGCGGCGGGCGCGCCATCGCCCAATCCGCCACGCGCAAGGCCGGGCGCGGCATCCCCGCCACCCTCGTCGTGCTCGATGAGCAGGCGTGGCAGGAGTACGCCGAACTCATCTGGACCGCCGTGCTGCCCACGCTCGCCACCACCGAGGGGCGGCTGCTCGTCCTCTCCACGCCGAACGGCTACGGCAACCTCTTCCACCGGCTCTGGGAAGAGGCGCAGCGCGAGGGTGCCGGCTGGTCGCCGCACTTCCTCCCCTGGTGGCACCATCCCCAGTGGGCCAGCGAACCCGACTGGGCGGCGCGGAAGAAGGACGAAGACCGGCTGACCGACGAGCAGTTCGCCCAGGAATACGATGTCGATTTCGCGCGCTCCGGTTCGGCCGTGTTCGACCCCGAGCAAATCAAGCGCATGTGGCGTCTGCAAGGGTTTGAGCCGCCGCAGAAGAATCACCGCTATGTGAGCGGCTGGGACATCGCGCGCAAGCAAGACGCCTTCGTGGGCTTCACGATTGACATCAGCACCGCGCCGTTTCGCGTTGTGGCTTATGAGCGACACCTGCGAATGTCCTACCCCGACCAAGCCGCCGCCATCGAGAAGCGCGACCGTCTCTACAGTGGTTTTGTGCAGGACAAAGATGGTAAGTGGGTGAGGCCGACTGACGGCCCTACCCCCGCGGACCGTCCGCAGAATATGACCTGGGTGGAGTCGAACGGCGTCGGCGACCCGCTGATTCAGTTCCTCAACATCAATGTCAGCGAGTTCACCACGACCGCGCTCACCAAGCGCAACGCCATCGACGCCCTGCTGCTGCTGATGCAGCGCGACGAACTGATTAGCCCGCTCATCCCCGAGTGGTCGCGGGAATTGCTGGTCTACCAGCGCGACGACAAGAACCTGATGCAGGATACCGTTATGGCGGCGGCAATCACGGCACTCGCCGCCGGTCGCCCGGTGCGCAAGCGCACCGTCGAGGTGCTGAGGGGGATTGGATGAGCCTACCCATCGACCAACTGCTTGTCGGCGCGGCGGGGCACACCCTCTGGACAGCGCCCGCGCGCAATGCCTACGACACCGAGCGCGAACGCGACCTCGCCTGGGCGCTCGGCGCGTTCGCCGCCCGCCGGCGCGACTACGAGCTGTACCACGACTATCTCGCCGGCAAGCATCGCCGCTTCTGGAAGCTGCGCGACACGGGCGGCGAGTTCACCGAGTTCTTGCAGCGCGTCGCGGTCAACCTCTGCCCGCGCGTCGTCGCCGCGTTCACCGACCGCCTCCGCATCATCGGCTTCGAGCCGCACGCCAACGCCGCCGCCGCGACCGCGATCGCCGAGGCCGCCTGGGCGCTCTGGCAGGACCGTCGACTCGAACGCCACTTCAACCAGGTGTTCAGCACCGCCGTCGGCTACGGCGACGGCTACCTGCTGGTCTGGCCCGACGCGGCCGGCCGGGCGCAGTTCTACCCGGAGTCGCCCCTGCGCGCCGTGGCCGGCTACGACGCCGAGACGCGCGCCCTCAGCCTCGGCGCACGGCTCTGGCTCGACGGTCGCCGCTACCGCCTCAACCTCTACTATCCCAACCGCATCGAGCGGTACATCGCCATCGCCGACAACGGCGCGCTGCCGTCCGCCCCTTCGGGCTTCCGCCCCTTTCGCGAGGCCCCGGACGGCGGCGCGGTCGTCATGAACCCCTACGGGCGCGTGCCGCTCTTCCACTTCGCGTTCGAGGGCGGCGTCGGCGAGTTCGGCGTCTCGTCGCTCGCCCCCGTGCTGCCCATTCAGGATGACTACAACGTGGCCGCCGCGACGCTGGCGGTGGTGCGCGAGTACCAGGCCTGGCCGCTGCGCTACGCCATCGGCCTCGACCCCGACCAGGAAATCACGGTCGGCCCCGACCGCATGATTATCGTGCGCGGCGGCGGCGACGCCACCAACGACCGCGCCGCGTTCGGCCAGTTCGAGGCCGCCAACCTGCAACCCTACTTCGACAACAAGCAGTCGAGCCTAATGGAAATCTCCGCCGTGACCGGCATCCCGCCGCACCTGCTCTATCGCGGCATCGCCAACCCGCCCAGCGGCGAGGCGCTGAAGACGTCCGAGGCCCCGCTCGCCTCGCGCGTGGAAAAAGCACAAACCGGCTTCGGCGACGAGGCAGAGAACGCGGTCGCGTTCGGGCTGGTCATCGAGCGCCAGGCGGCGTCGGCGGACGAGGGCGCGAGCCTCACCGCGCTCTGGCAGTCGGCGTACACGCGGAGCGACCGCGACGAGGCCGAGGTCGCTGCCATCAAGGTCGAGCGCATCGGCCTCCCCTGGCAGACCATCACGAAAGAACTCGGCTACTCCGAGAACGAGGTCGCGCAGATGGAGCAGCAGAAGGAGGCTGAGGCGGTGGCGGCCGTGGACGCGCTTGACGCGTCGCTGAGCCGGGCCGGGGCGCAAGGGAGCGAGGACGCGGCGCTGAACGGGCAAGAGGAGGCCTGATGGCCGAGCTGACCGACAGCGAGCGCGTGTTCTTGCGGGCGCAGCAGGGCAGCGAGCAGCTCGGTGAGGCGCTGCGGACCGTCTTCGCCCCGGCCGTCGCCGCCTACTTCACCGCGCTGGTCGACGCGGGCGTGCCGGCGGACATCGCGGGCCTGCTCGTCTTGCAGGTGCAGGAAGGGTTGCTCGCGCCGCTGTTCCGCGACCGGGAGGAGTAATGAGTGCAGAGACACGAACCGACCGCGAAAACTTGGAGATGCTGGCGGAACGCGTGACCACCGCGCTTGACGGCTGTGGCTTCTGCCGGATGAATAGTTGCCGCGCCGACGCACACGACTGGCTGAAGCAGGCGCTACTTGACACGACCGGGATAGCGTACCGCCCTGTCCACGAACGCCTCCTCGCATTCAGTGAAGCCGCAACCGCTGCCATGCACGAAGCAGCAAAGCACCAATGACCGCGCTTGACAACGCCATCCGCGCGCTCCGCGCCGCCAGCCTCCGCACCGAGCGGCAGGCCCAGCGCGCCATCCTCGCCGCCTGGGCGGTCTCGTGGTCGCGTCTGCTCCCTTACGTCAGCGCAGCGGTCGCGCAAGCCCTCGCCACGCAGGCCGACACCCCGGCGAGCGCATCGTTCGCCATCGCCGCGCTGCCGACGGTCAGGGCGCTCCAGGCGGCGCTCGCCAGGGAGCTGCCGCTGTTCGCCTCCCTCGCCGCCACGGCGACGGTGAGCGGGCAGCGTGCGGCGGTGGCAACCGCACCGGCCCTGGCGGCGGGCGTGGTGACGGCGGCACTCGGCACGCCCCCAGCGGGCGCGGCGGCAATCTCGCTGGTGACGCCCTCGCTGTTCACACCGAGTGCGAGCGCGGCGCAGATAGCGGCCACGATTGCGCGCCTCGCGCCGGGCATGGGCGACGCCGGGGCGCAGGCCATCGCGGCGGGCGTGCTCGCGGGCAAGGGGCCGCGGCACATTGCGCGCGATGTGCGGCTGGCGGCGAACGTCGCGCCGGTGCGGGCGCTCGTCATCAGCCGCACCAGCATCAACGAAGGTTTCAGGCGCACCGCGCTCGCCACCTATCAGGCGAACCGGGACATCGTGACGGGTTGGCGTTGGCTCTGCTCCAGGGGACCGAGGACGTGTGGTCTCTGCTTCGCGATGGACGGCCGTGTGTTCAGCGTGGACACGCCCTTTGCTAGCCATCCTGCGTGCAGGTGCGTGCCTGTCCCGATTACACGCGACCTGCCCGGCTACTCGTCGCCACCACTCCCCGAGCCGGGGCGGGAGGCGTTTGCGGCGCTCAGCGCAGCCGACCAGCGGCATATCCTCGGCGCCGGGAAGCACGCCATGTATCTGGCGGGCGACCTCGACTGGGATGCGCTGGTGACGGAGACGTTCAGCCGCACGTATGGCCCGGGTAGGCGGGAGACGCCGCTGCGGGCGTTGCGGAGGTCGGCATGATGGCGCAGCGCGAGACCCCACCGGCGACCGAGCGTGAGGCAGAGAGCGATGGCGTGCGCTGGTTGGCGCTGCTGCTGCGGCAGGCCGCGCTCCTGTTAGTCGCGGGGATTGAGTTGCGCTATGGGCTGCGGCGGCGGCGGGAGTAGCCACTCGCGGGCCCTTGCTTGACAGTAACCCGCCGAACCTGTAGGTTTAGGGCAATCGGATAGGCTGTGCCGCCACCAGCGCGGCCCCGCCCCCACAATGCACGGTAGTGGCGCTCAACCCCCACCAGTGCGGTGGGGGCTTTGTCGTTGCCTATCGTGCCCCTGACGCCCACGAGGAGCGGCAATCCTCGGCAGGAGGTCAAGCATGTCGGCCAGCGGCGGCGCGGAGCCCACCCCCAGCGGCGGCACCCCACCCACCACGCCCACCGGGAGCGGCAATCCCGAGGGGAGCCAGCCCAACAAGAGCTTCACGCAGGAACAGGTCGATGCCCTCATCGCCGACCGCCTCGCGCGGGCGAGCAAGAAATACGAGGGCTTCGACGACCTCCGCAAGAAGGCTGAGGAGTTCGACAAGCTGACCGACGCCCAGAAGAGCGCGGAGGAGCGGCTGACGGGCGAGATTGCGGGCCTCAAAGACCAGCTCACGGCGGCCGAGCAGCGCGAACGCTCCTACCAGTTGCGCGACGCCATCGACGGGGTGGTGCGCGGCGAGTCGTTCGGCCACACGCTCGCGGCCCCGGTCGCGGACGTGCTGCATTTCCTCCCCGCCGACCTCGACGCGGCCGACGATCGGGCGGTCGCCAAAGCGCTGACCGACCTGACCAAGAACAAGGGCTATTTGTTCGCCGAGAAGGCGAAGCGCCCCGGCGGCGCGGATCCACCGGCGCTCACCCCGCAGGCGGCCAATCCCGGCTTCGGCCTCGACCGCCTGCGCGCGGGGTATGAGGCCGCGAGCAGCAGGAGATAAGCGATGGCAGTCACACTCCCTCAGGCGGCTACCCTGTCACAGAATGATCTCCAAAGGGGCGTCATCGAGACGTTCATCGTCTCGTCCCCCGTCCTCGACCGCGTGCCCCTGTTGGGCATCCAGGGCAACGCCTACGCCTACAACGAAGAGGCGACCCTGCCGGGCGTCGAGTTCCGCGCCGTCAACGCGGCCTATGCGGAGTCGACCGGCACCGTCAACCAGCGCACCGAGTCGCTGGTCATCCTCGGCGGCGACGCGGACGTGGACCGCTTCATCGTCCAGACGCGCGGCAACGTCAACGACCAGCGCGCGGTGCAGACGGCGCTCAAGTCCAAGTCACTCGCCTTCAAGTGGCAGGACACGTTCGTCAACGGGGATACCGGCGTTGACGCCAACTCGTTCGACGGGTTGAAGAAGCGGCTCACGGGCGGCCAGGTCATCGCGGCCGGGGCCAGCGGCA